ACTGTTAAAATATTGTCTGGAGAGCAATACGGATATACTGGTAGAGGACAAGGAACAGTTAGTCTTATGACTGGTTTAATATTTAAATCAGAACAAGACGTCAGCTTATTAACTATAAATTGTTTAAATTACTTTTATGAAGACTTTGAAGTAATGGCTTCATTAATTAGTACATCATTTTATCCAAACGAATTACCATTAGCAATAAAAGCAAAAACTGCAAATAAAGAAATTATAATAAAAGCTGGCACTCCAATAGCAACAATTATTCCAATTTCATTAACTAAATTAAAGGATGAGTCTATAGAAATAGAAAATTTTATACACAATCCAGAATATGCTCAAAAACAAAAAAGTTATGGAGATGCTGCTCAAGAAGTAAACAAATCTGGGCAGTGGACAGATTGGTATAGAGATGCTGTAGATGAAAATAAAAATTCAGTTGGATCACACGAAGTTAAATCATTAAAATTAAAAGTAATAGATAATACCTTGGATAAAAATAATGAATAATAAAATTAAATTTGTTTCAAATAGGCCATGGCTAAATGAATCTAGTATATCTAAACCGTCTCCTTCAATTAAAGAAATTCCAGATTGGTTTAGAAAAGCTGATAGATTTGCAATACACCCAGTAACAAAAGATTACTGGAAGGGTCCAGACGGAGGAAAAATTCCAACTTGGAAAGCCTGCCCAGCAATATTTGACATACTTGGTACGGGATATCTTTTAAAAACACCATGTGATATAAAATTTTATTTAAAGAATAATAAAATTTCTGTAGAAATCAAAGATGAAAAATATAAAGATTTTTGTTCTGAAAGACAGCCTATGCCACAATTTGTTCATCCCCAAGGATATTACAATGAGCATTTTGCATGGTACCCAGACTGGGCAATTGAATTACCAGAAGGGTATAGCGCATTATATACTACACCATTAAATAGATTTGATTTACCATTTTTAATGACAACTGGAATTGTAGATAACGATAAAATTAATCTACCAGGAACAATGCCATTTTTTATTATTAAAGGTTATGAAGGAACTTTACCTGCTGGAACACCGTATGCACAAATTATACCTTTTAAAAGAGAAGACTGGGATTCTGAAATTTTTATAGAAAATCCAAATAATCTTTATAAAAAAAATCAAAAAAATAGTGATAGGTATAGAGTAAAAGATGGCGGAGTATATAAAAACGAGGTTTGGTCTAAAAGAGTCTATGAATAGGATGGTATAATAAATTATGGACGATAGAGAATTAGCTAATGGAAAACAAAATTGGGATGACCGCATCTCTATAACCCCACCAGGATTTTTTGGAACTTCCCCAGACAAAATTCAAGCAAGAGAAAATTTTATGACAGAAGAAGAAAGACTATTTCTTCTAAATGCAGCAAAATCAATTGATACATGGGACAGAACAGAAACCCATTATAACGACAAAGGCATAATTATATATGACGCATCATACTGGGATAACAGAGTAGCTTCTAGACCAATACTAGATAAAATTGATCCAGAAATTTCTATTGTTATTCAAAGACTTGTAGACAGACTTAAAATAGAAGTAGACAATTTTTTTAAAGTAGATGCAAAGCCGACAAGTCCAGCAATAGTAAGATGGATGGAAGGATATAGACAAGAGCCCCATGCGGATAAACAACTTCAAAACGGAGAGCCAAATGATTTCCCTTGGTATGATTTAGCGGGATTATTTTATTTAAACGACGACTATGAAGGCGGAGAACTATACTTCCTAAATCAAGAAATTGAATTTAAGCCAAAGCCTGGGGCAGCTTACTTTTTTCCAGGAGATGTAGGCTATAGTCACGGAGTTAAAGAAATAACAAGTGGAATTAGATATGTGATACCATTTTTTTGGACAATATTAAGTCACACAGGAGACAAACAGCCATGACTAAACCTTTAGAATTTATTACAATATATCCAAAAATAAATGTGTATAGAAATGTTTTTAATGATGTAGATGATTTTTTCGAAAAAGCAAAGAAATTATATCCCTGGGAACAATGGTATACGTTTGGAAATATGATTTCATTAGGAGAAGATTTTTTAAAATTTGAAAAATTTCCTACAAGAGATGAATTTGTAAATTCAAGAAATTGGCAAATAGACGAATCTAACTTAAATCAAAAAATTAATAAAGAGTTATGTAAAGAAGTAGGAGAAATTTTTTATGATGCAACTAGTCATTTTTTAAGCATGTACCCAGATACTTCTTTGCCAAATTATACAAAACAGGCAGCTTCAATTAATAAATATATAGAAGGCTCAGACGGAATATCTGAAAATTATTCAATGAATTATCATACGGATTTTGTCCAGCCAGAAAAAGAAATGCCAGGAAATAAATTTGGAATAACTACTACTTTTTATTTAAACGATGATTATGAAAATGGAGAAATCTGTTTTACCGTTAATGATGAATTTATTTCTCATAAACCAAAAAGGGGGGATGTAATTGTTTTCCCATCAACAGAGCCATATTATCATGGAGTTAGAAAATCTTTTGGAAATGATAGATATATGATTAGATGTTTTTGGCAATTCGAGTATGATGGATCTAAAGAGTGGTTAGATAATGAAAAAAAATATGGAAAAGAATTATGGTCAAAAATGGAAGAAGATCGAATAAAAAAAGAAAGATTTGAAAAGCAAATAGATTCAGAATCTGTGCATCATCTTTTAGGAAGAGATAATAATAAATATTTATGAGACAATGTACTTGTGGAAGATCTAATGCGTATCCATACTGTGATGGAACACACAAATTAAAAAAAATACAAAAAGAAGAAAGCATAGAAATTAAAACAGAAGAGGAACAAAAATGAAAAATGGTATGATAGACTTTATAGATAAATCTAAATTTATTTATTTGCAAAACGAAGAAATCCCTTCTGAAAAAATGGGAAATCTAGGAATTAAAGTAAATACTATAGTAGAAATTCCTAATTTTATAGACTCTGAAATTGTTCCAAAAATGATTAATTTTTTTGAAAACTGTGATGTTGACTGGGGAGATATTGCATTTTATGGATCATCTGGAAAAGGAATTAAAACAGATTCAGAAACAATGAAAAAATTTGATCTACCAGAAGGATTTTTTGATAAAATAAAAAATAAATATCAAGAAGCTGTTCAAACAGTATTTGAAAGAGAAGTTAAAGCGAACACGTCTCATGCACAAAAGTGGGATGTTGGAGGATTTGCAAGCCCTCATTCAGACAATTCAGATAACGACGGAAAACCAAATGCTTTTGAAATAAATAAATATGTAGGAATACTTTACCTTAACGATGACTACGAAGGTGGAGAATTATATTTTTGTGACAAAGATAACGAAATGAAAACGTACTTATCCTTTAAACCAAACGCTTATTCTTATTATGTTTTTCCTGGAGGTTATGAAAATATCCACGGAGTTTCAGAAATAACTAAGGGCACAAGATACACCATGGTTTCATTTTGGGATTACGCAGATTCAGTTTATGATCAAGAAACATTGGATAGATGGGAAGAAGAAGAAAAGCAAGTTAGAATTGAACAGGCAAAACAAAAAGAAGAGTGGAATAAAGGAAACAAATATGCTTAATGTAGAAAGATTTGATAAAATATCTTACTACAAAAATGTTATAGAAAATCCAAAATCTTTAATTAATTTAATAGAGGAATCAGATAAAAATTTAAATGATCATACAAGCATTCCTGTATGGCAAGAATGGATTGCTAGTGGGGATGAAAAATATGTTTTCGGATATCAAAAAAGATTTAGCAGCTCTGTTGAATCGGATACAGACCAAGATATACAAAAAATAAACTATATTCTTAAAAAAGCAATAGTCGACTCATCAGAAGATTATTCAAAATATTATTCAATAAATATAGGTAGCCTAATGCCATTGTCTATAAGTAAATATTCTACTGGAAAATCTATGGGGCCGCATGTTGATGATTATAATAATGGAGATGACCCTAATATATCAGTAGTGCTATATCTTAATGATAATTATGAAGGTGGAGAAATTAATTTTCCAAATCAAGATATAACTATAAAGCCAGAAGCAGGAAGCATTGTAATATTTCCATCTGTAGAGCCCTACTACCATCAGTCTTTACCAGTTATTTCTGGAATTAAATATATGTCTCCTGGATTTTGGCGTAAAACCAACAAGGTGGTATAATTTAAAAATGGCCACTATTTCAAATGATAAAAACTGGAGATTTCCAGATTACACAGACTCCCCAGACATCCCAAGAGACATTTCATATTTAGCTGCTGATATTTCTGAGTATATTGACAATCATCCTGGTCCAACTGGTGCAACTGGCGCAACGGGCGCAACGGGGCCATCAAACGTTTTATCTGTAGGAACAGTAACAACTGGAAACGCAGGCTCATCTGCCTCAGTTACAATTGCGGGCACATCGCCAAGCCAAACAATAAGTTTTACAATTCCTCGTGGAGATACTGGTGCAACTGGCTTAACTGGCGAACAAGGTATTCAAGGCGTACAAGGTATTCAAGGCGAACAAGGTATTCAAGGACTTAAAGGCGACAAGGGAGACACAGGAGAAACTGGTGCAACTGGTGCAACTGGACCAGCTGGGCCACAAGGTGAACAAGGCATTCAAGGCATACAGGGAATTCAAGGGGAACAGGGAACTGGTGTTAATATACTTGGCTCTTATGCAAACTTAACAGCACTACAAGCAGCACATCCTACTGGGAGTCCTGCAGATGCATATTTAATTAATAATGATTTATATGTTTGGTCACAATCAACATCTTCTTGGATAAATGTTGGAACAATAAGAGGTCCACAGGGAGATCAAGGAATACAAGGTATTCAAGGACTTAAAGGCGACAAGGGAGACACAGGAGAAACTGGTGCAACTGGTGCAACTGGCGCAACTGGGCCACAAGGCGAACAGGGTATCCAGGGAATACAGGGAATTCAGGGAGAAGTTGGAGCAACTGGTGCAACTGGCGCAACTGGCGCAGCTGGACAAGATCTAGTTTCAGTATTTACAATTGCACAAAAATATTCATCCTACACTTTAGTATCTTCAGATCTTGGAAAACTAATAGAAATGTCAAGCGGAGGAACCGTAACCATACCAACAGACTCAGAGATATTTGCCATAGGATCAACAGTTGATATTGTTCAAACTGGTTCATCTCAAGTTACAATTGCAGCAGACACTGGAGTAACAGTAAATTCTACTCCTGGATTAAAATTAAGAGCACAGTGGTCATCTGCAACTTTAATAAAAAGAGGAAATAATCTTTGGGTTGCGCTTGGCGATTTGAGCGCTTAAAATGCCAAAGTCAAGTCGTGGTAAACACGGAGTAAGAAAAGTATCAGTTCCAAATATTACTGGAGAATCCTATACTACCACCCAAACATATTTAACAAATTTAGGATTTATATACATACAAACAACTACAGATACAAATACAGAATCAAATAATTTAATAATATATTCACAAGGATTAACTAGCGGATCAGTAGTACCACTTGGAACATCTATACCATTTCAGTATTATGTTTATGTCCCACCATTTTTCCCACCATTCTTTCCACCTTTCTTTCCATTCTTTCCATTCTTCCCATATTTCCCACCAGCATTTCCATTCTTCCCAGATTTTCCACCAGTACCACCAAATTTTCCACCAGATTTTCCACCAGTTCCACCATTCTTTCCATTCTTCCCATATTTCCCACCAGCATTTCCATTCTTCCCATATTTCCCACCATTCTTCCCATATTTCCCACCATTCTTCCCACCAGCATTTGGTCCATACTTCACAAGATGTGTAGATGGCGACACCTTAATACTAACTAGCAATGGTCCAAAAAAAGCTAGAGATATTAAAATTGAAGATGTGCTTTTAACAGTTAATCTAGAATCATTAACCAAAGAATCAAATGCAACTCCATTACAAATTAATGTGCAAGATTTGCAGTTAAATAATTTAGTACATACTAAAGTTACAAATGTAATTGCTTCTAATAAAGTGGAAAGAGTATATTTTAACGACGATAAAACAGCTCAATTTACTGAAACTCACCCAATATTCGTAAAACGCAATAACGAATATCGTGTAGTAGAAGCAGGCACAGTTCAAGCAGGAGATTTTTTAATAACTATTAATCCAGATGAATTATCAGAAAATTTAGATATTAATAAAGTTATATCACAAATAGTGGTCACTAAGGTAAATAAAAATATTTTAAATCTTGAAAAAGATGTTTATACATTTAGCTGCGATCCATACAATTGGTATTTTGCAGGAAATATATTAACACACAATAAATAATCAGGGGATAAAAGGTAAAATGTCATATAAGATTAAAATATTAAAAGACCATCCAGTTGGATTCTGGCAACTAGATGACGTTGCAGTAAATCCAACTTTTGACTTTACTGATATTTTAGATAAATATGATACATACCAAGATCTTCTAGATGCGTATGAAGAATATGGAAACATTAACTATTTAGCAGAAGACAGTTCTGGATGCTCTAATTTTGGTTTATATGCAGGAGACTTTAATAATAATCCAAAACATTTTCCTTTATCTCCAAGTGGTAATCATTCTGTAGAAATTACATCCTCTAAAAGCATAGAATTTCCAATTGTTAATAGTTATTATAAAAACAATGCTCCTGGAGGATTTGGTACAATTTATTATGGAGATAATGATTTTACACTAGAATGCTGGATGTATCCAGAAATAAATACAGACTCTTTAACTACAATATTAGGAGACAGTACAAAAAATGTTGGAATATTTTATGAAAATGGAAACATAATTTTTAAACTAGGTCAAGAAACTTTAGAGCATACTTTACCATTTATTAATAAATCTATACACATAGCCTGCGTGTATTTAGTCACAGAAGCTCACATATACATAGATGGCAATCTTTGTGTAAGTAAATTAATATCATCTAATCCATTTACAAACAACGAAATATTATTAACTTCTGGACCTACATCAGACTCAGACGATAAGTTTTTAATAGATGACGTAGCGGTATATAGATACGGGCTGCCTTATGTAAAAATACTAGATCACTATTCTAATCATAGCCATACTAATCCTTCTCAAATATCTCAAACAGATAATGGAGAATTCTTTGAATTTTATGACACCGATATAAGTAAAGTTTTTACATATTCTTATCCTTTTAATAGAACATGGGAAGAATTAATAACAGACGATTTATATTATGATCAAACAAATAAGTATATTCAAATTAAAAAAGGCGAAACTCTTGATAGCAAAACAGTTATATTGACAGATACTATATATTTACCAGCGGCGACAATTATGGATTCTTCAAAAATAGAATGGTTTGCGGATAATGGGATAACTGTTCAAACCAGTACAGACGGAATAAACTATAGCGCATGTGTAAATGGAGAATCTATTCCACAATACAAAAGTTCAGAATTTAGTAGCAGTAAGGTTTTAAATATAAAAATAATAATGTCTTCTGGAAACATATCTAAGTATCTACCAAAATTATATAATTTAGATATTAGTTTTTATAATAATCAAATAATGTATTCTAAAAATGGATCAAGTTATTTATCAAAAATTCAAGGCCTAGATTTTTATTTAGGTAAAGATGTGTATTCAATTGTAAATAGAGATCCGAGAAACGGGGCATTGGTCCCAGAAAACTCTGGATTTAAAATTAATCTTTCTGAATTAAAGCAGTCTATAGAATTTTTTTATACTCCCTATTCTTTAAACAAAAGCCTACTTGTTAGCTCTATTGTAAACGGAGTAGGAGCGGCTAGCGAATATTCATGGAATACAAATGGGTCAATTAATAAAACAAATATAGCCTCTATATATGTTAATGGGGTAGATGTATCTTCCCAAACCCTAATATCTAATATATTTAAGGTAAATGATATACACCATGTCGTTATTAATTTTACAGCTCCAATATATGGGGAAGTTACAGTAAATTATAAATCCTCTGGATCAGTTAAATCTTTATATCAATATATGTCATTTTATAAGGAATTGCTAGACTATAATAAGATTATTAATCATTATGATTTATATACCTCTAGGCAGTCCTATCAAACCAGCGGATCTTCCATAACCTTGTCCGAAAATTCAGTAAACCTATATAATAATGACTGGCTTGTGATACAAAACTCATAATCCTGTCAATTGTCTTGACAAAATATGGACTTTAACCACAAGTAATGGTAGAATTAATACCTAATGGATATTAAAAATGTTAATCAAAAGGTAATAGAAGAAACAACTTTAGGAATATACGTATGGGAAATGCCAGACGGAAGATGGATTGGCGATGACGATGGAAACTTTTTATCAATAACAGCTAAAAAAGGTAATCGATCAAAGATAGATTTATTGGCTAGAGAAGTAAGATCATTTGGAATATACGAAGGCCAACCTAAATTTTTATCAGGCAGACGTAAAATCGATGATGAAGAATTTGAACACCAAAAACAAAGATTAGATTGGGGTCTAACACCAGATCCGCTAGATATCGGCGTATACAAAGATTCAATTAAAAATGGAGGAAAGCCTTAATGGAATTTATTAATGATGATACAGAGTTTGTTCAAAATATAGATATATCAAATTCTGCTGATTGGGTAAGATTTAATAGCAAAGAGGTTGTAGTAGATAATGACCCATTTAATATCGGAGAATCAGAATTAAAAAAAGTTAATGGCCTTAGCACTAATTTTAGACGAAAAATGTCTAGAGAGTTTTCAAAAAGATTTATTGGTCAAGACGGAACTGGAACGCAACAAAATTTATTGCAACAGGCAGTTACTGGATATGCAATGTTCGATTTGGTTCAACCAGTCTATAACCTAGAATACCTTTCAAAAATTTATGAAATATCACCGTACAACTACGCAGCAATTAATGCAAAGGTTGCAAATATTGTAGGACTTGGGTATACATTTATAGAAACAAAAAAAGCAAATGATGCTTTAGACAATATTTCAGACGACAAACAATTAGATAGAGCACGTAGAAAATTAAACAAGCTTCGCCAAGATTTAGATAATTGGCTAGAAGAAACAAATGAAGAAGAAACATTTACAGAAACATTAATTAAAGCCTATACAGATTTAGAAGCTACGGGTAATGGATTTATTGAAATTGGTAGAACTACTTCAGGAAACATAGGATATGTCGGACATATCCCAGCTAAGACCATGCGTGTTCGTCGTTTGCGTGATGGATTTATTCAATTGTTATACGGAAAAGCCGTATACTTTAGAAATTTCGGTGATCAAGAAACTCCTAATCCAATAGCCGACGGAACAGATAGACCAAATGAAATTATTCATTTAAAGAAATATACACCAATGAACAATTACTATGGCTTGCCAGATATAGTCGCAGCACAAACATCAATGGCTGGCAATGAGTTTGCTGGTAAATATAATTTAGATTATTTTGAAAATAAAGCAGTTCCAAGATATATAATTACTGTTAAGGGCGCAAAGCTCTCACCAGAATCTGAAAGAAAACTATTAGAGTTTTTTCAAGTAGGCCTAAAGGGTAAAAATCATAGATCTCTATATGTCCCACTTCCACCAGATAGCCCAGACTCAAAAGTTGAATTTAAAATGGAGCCAATTGAGGCAAACTCTCAAGAGTCTTCATTTAATGTTTATCGTAAATCAAATAGAGATGAAATACTATTAGCTCATAGAGTTCCTATAAATAAAATAGGGGTTCCAGAGGGAATTAGTTTGGCGTCTGCTCGTGATGCAGATAAAATGTTTAAAGAGCAAGTATGTAGACCAGCACAAGATATTTTAGAGAAAAAATTAAATAGAATTATTTCAGAAAAAACAGATGCATTAATGCTTAAATTTAATGAATTAACTTTAACAGATGAGGACACTCAGTCTAAAATTGATGAGCGATATTTAAGAATGCAAGTAATTACCCCAAATGAAGTTAGAATTAGAAAGGGCATGGTTCCTAGGGATGGCGGAGATGATGTCGTTGATTTAAAAGCACAGGGAGCGGCAGAGCAAAGAGCCCAGGCTGGTAATTCAAGACAAAGAACTCAGGAGAGATCTGCAAATTCTCCCGATATTTCTGGGGAGGCCAGAAATCCAAAAGGTGAGGGTAGAACCACAGCTTAATTATTAGGCAACTAGTTATTTGCCTTTTTATGTATACAAAGATAAAATTAAGCATATGAATATCGAAAAATCTTATTGGTCCAGTAATGGCGATGATATTAGTTTATCTATTCCTTTCACAAAAGTCAATCGTGAAAAGAGAACAGTTTCTGGTTTTGCAACACTAGACAACATTGATCAAACAGGAGATGTTGTAACCGCAGAGGCAAGCTTAAAAGCTTTTGAAGGTTTTAGAGGCAATATCAGAGAAATGCATTCATCCAATGCAGTTGGTAAAATGGTTTCATTTAGACCAGAAACTTATTACGATACAAAATCAGGTGAATTTTATAATGGAGTATATGTAGATGCATACATATCAAAAGGCGCACAAGATACCTGGGAAAAGGTTTTAGACGGAACTCTTCAAGGATTTTCAATTGGCGGAAAGATTGTAGATTCAGAAAACGAAGTAAATAAGTCTACAGGAAATCCAGTAAGATTTATTAAAGAATACTCATTGATAGAACTATCAGTTGTAGATTCACCAGCAAATGAATTATGTAATATTTTATCTATTCAAAAAATGAATGGACAATTAATTTTTAAAGGAATAGCAGCAGATACCATTACGGAAAATATTTTTTATTGTGAAGATAGTGATTCCGTATTTATGTCAACAGAAGCAACCTATACTTCACCAGTAACTGGCAAACTAGCAAGTTTAATTGGCTGGGTAGAAACTAACGATGTTAACAAAGCAAAAGAAATAGATAAAATTCTTGCTTCATTTAAGAAGTCAAGATTTACGTTGCCTGAAACACAAATAGCAAAACAGGCAAACGCAAAAGGAGGTAATGAAGTGTCAGAAAACACAGAAACAGTAGCAGTTGAAGAAACTGCTCCAGTAGAAGTTTCAATCCCTGCAGAAGCAGTAATTGAAAAAGCTGTTACAGAAGATGTAGTAGCAGATGCTTCTGCCGAAATCGTTGAAAAAGCAGCAGACGTCTCAGAAGTCGTCGTTGATGAACCTGATTTTGCAAAAATGTTAGGTGACCTAAAAGGCTTTTTCTCAGAAACTCTAAGCAAGGCTTCAGAAGCAAATGCAGCACAAGTTACAACTATTAAAGAAACAGTTGAATCTTTTAGCAAGAGCGTAGAAGCCAGAATATCAGAGTTGGCAGAACAACACTCAGAACTCAACAAAACTGTTGAGAACATCAAAAACACGATTGATGGTGTAGAAAAGCGTGTCGATGCAGTAGAATCAGAGACTGCAATTAAGAAGTCCTCAGACCTTGGCGGGTCTCAGGAAGTAAAAATCCAAAAATCAAAATGGAATGGTTCTTTCCTCGGTTCCGTAAACGAACTATTTAAATAAAGGGTAGGTAAACAAATTATGAGCAATGAATTATTAGAAAAGGCAATTGCAACTGGCACAACAGCCACAGGCACTTTCGCTTCAACAACTGGAGGAGAGGGAATTCACACAGGGTCAGAAAGTGGCAATGGTGGATTACTTAATCCAGAACAATCAGCTCGATTTCTAGACTACATGTTCGACGCAACCGTAATTGGTAAAGTCGCACGTACCGTTAGAATGAAATCTGATACAACTGAAATTGATCGCATGGGCGTAGGCGAAAAGCTTATGAAGCTTGCGACAGAAGGAGATGACGCAAACAGTGGCAACTCTGCTGTGACATTCTCAAAAATTTCTTTGACAACAAAGAAGTTACGTCTAGATTGGGAACTTTCAACTGAGTCTCTAGAAGACAACATTGAAGGTGCAGATCTAGAAGATCATATTGCACGTCTGATGGCAACACAGGCTGGTAATGATATTGAAGACTTGGTTCTTAACGGAAACACAGCTCTATCATCTGATCAACTTTACAAAGCATTTGACGGAACAGTTAAGCTTGCAAAAGCAAACGGTCACGTAGTAGATGCAGGTGGAGCCGCAATTAGTCGTGCTACATTTAATAGCGCATTAAAGGCACTTCCACGTAAGTACAAGCAACGTCGTACAGACCTTCGCTTCTTGTCAGGTTCAAACTTGATTCAAGATTACTTATACTCAGCATCATTACTTGGTGCAGATGGATCAGCTAACCCACAAGATATCGCTTCAAGCGTTATCCGTGGAGGCGTACAGCCACTAGGCGGTCCAGCAGGATACGTAGCACCTTTCGCATTTGGTATTCCAATTGTTGAAGTTCCGCTACTAAGCGAGACACAAACTGGCTCATACTCAGGAGCAACAGGATCACACGGTGACGTCCACTTGACATTCCCAAATAACGTAGTTATTGGTATCAAGCGTGATGTAACTGTATACCGATTCTTCTGGCCAAAGAAGGACTCAATCGAGTACACAATGTATACTCGTGTTGGCGTTCAAATTGAGCAAGCAGACGCTTGGGTAGTAGTAAAGAACGTTAAGATTGCTTCCTAATTAGGAATTAGTCTAAATAAAAGCCCCCAATTAATTTTGGGGGCTTTTCATTTGAATTTAGTAATGATATAATTAAAGAACTAGACTAAGGAGAATATATGTCATTTGAGACATTAAAACTATCTGAAATAAAAAAAATAGCCGAAGACTTTGGCGTAGACATACAAGCATTAAAAAGCAAGAACGATATCATTGCATCATTAGCTGAAGAAGGCGTGACATGGTCAATATATCAAAAGACTATTAAAGACATAGACGACAATAAAGAAGAGATTGAAGTTTTACCAAGATTTGATGCTAAAAAGAGTCAAGACAAAGATTCAGTTTTAGTTAGAATGGAAAGAGCAAATCATAGATACGATGCTATGGGATTTACATTTACAAGTACACACCCATTTGTAGCAATGTCTGAAGAACAAGCTCAAGAAATTTTTGATAGGGAGGAAGGTTTTAGATTAGCCACACCAAAGGAAGTTCAAGACTTCTATAACTAATCTAAGCCTTTTAATATGGCAGAGATATTAATTAATTCACAATCACCGATTGTCCATCAGATCTTTTGGAATGGTGACATTGCAGATGCTGACGCCTTGCCTGTTGTAAAAATATATGACGTAACGCTAGATGCAACAATTAGTCCTGCCGTACTATCAACAACCGTACTTAACACAATAACTTCTACCCTAGACGAAAATAATCCTGGAACATATTATGTTAACGTCCCTTATGCTCTTACAAATAGAAACAAGACATTAAAGGTTAGTTGGGAATACTCCGTGGGAGGAGTGGCGGTAGTAAGAACAGATGAGATACAAGTAATAACTCCATACGTAGATTTTAACTATATTCAAGATCTTGGATACAGCACAGATTCTTCAGACCCATCATATAAGTCTTACAAGGAATTAATTAGAGCAGAAAGATATGCTCGTAAGCAAATAGAGCAATACACAGGTCAAAAGTTTTATCTTTATGATGAAACTGTAATGGTATATGGGCATGAGTATGATACCCTTCCTCTACCAGCTAAAATAAATAAGTTACACACTTTGTCCGTAAACGACATATTGCTTTTAGATAACATCAACAATATTGACAACTGGAACTTTCCAGTTCAAATTTCTGAAAGCGGATATGGAATTAGAATTAATAGAGCAGGAATTGTAGACAATACCGTATACACTGCTAATGGAATGGTTCCTCCAAGCATTCACGATTATTCAGGAGTGTTTAACTCTGGAGTTCCCTACAAAGTATTTGCAAGATTTGGCTGGGAAAAGGTTCCTGAGAACGTAGAATTAGCAACAGCTGAATTGATGAAAGATTATTTTTCTAAAGATACTGTATGGCGCAACAAGTACGTAAAGTCTATATCGACATTTGACTGGGACTTTGAGTACAGGGGAGATGCCTACACTGGCACAGGTAATGCCCTAGCAGATAATCTTTTAGCCGAATATGTCTTAACAATTAAAGCAGAGATTATATAATGAGTAGCATCGTAGACTCTGTCTTGTCTATGAATTTAGATGTTTATAGACAGTCTGAAATTCAAAATGAAGATACGGGCGCAATTGTAAAAGAATGGAATTACTATAAAACAATTGCATGTCACGCAAAGGGTGTAATCAGCAACTCTGCAACGACTCGTTCTAGCGACAAACAAATATTTTCAAACAAGTATTTAAATGATCAAATCATCCAGGTAAGAACTTCTGAAAAATTAACGGCCAGAGAAAAAGTAACCAACATAAGAGATGTTGAGGGTAACACAATCTGGAATGAAATTAATTATCCAAACGAGACCCCAACAGTATTTGAAGTAATGGGAACAACACCAATGACAGATCCATTTGGAAGAGTGATTGCTTATAACTCATCCCTAAAGAGATCGGAGAATCAGCAAATTGGAATCTAACGCAATGCTTCTCCAGGCTGCTTCTGGTCTTGAGAGATTAATGTATAATAAAAATCCAAAGGGCGCCATTAATGATAGTAATGTGGCGCAAATATCAGCAGCCTTATATTACCAAGCTAATGTAATAGCCAAACTAAGTAATAGCAAAAAGTTTAAAAATTCTTTTAAAAAAATAGTATTTACTCAAATAGAAAAAGATTTTGGAAATTATATAGATGCTCAGGCAAGAACAAAGCCTAAATCATTTCACCATGTATATGAATGGAAAAAGTCTGGAAATAAGAATGCTAGATTATTTAAGTTAACATCTATAGATTCTGAAGGAATATCGTTTAAAATTGATTTTGAATTCCTTATGTCTAAGTCATTAGTCCCAGCATCAAATAGTAAACGTAGACATGTATTTGCAGCAAAAGCTTCTATCATGGAAGCTGGCATGCCCCTTAAAATTGCTCCACGCCATTCTGAGAGGTTAGTATTTGAAGTTGATGGTAATACAGTGTTTATGCCTAAAGGTGCCTCAGTGACCGTTAAAAGGCCAGGAGGAACTAGTGTAATGAATCAATTTAAATTACAATATTCAAGATTCTTTAGTGGGGAATTGGTAAATAGTTCTATTAAAAAATCTGGATTTAAAGAACTATTTAATTCAGAGTCACTAAGGGCTCTAAGAATTCCAGCCACAATCAGAACAGTTAAGTACTCATTTTCTCCAAATTTAATTAGATCAATGGCGGACGCAGCATCAGAAAAAGCATTTGGAGCGTCAATGATATGACAGCCAATTTTAAATTAGACGCTATGCTAGAAATAAGAAAATTCTTATGGGCAGAACTATTAGAGGCAAAGATATTTGATGAGGATGATTATTATAGCGATAACGTAGGAAGTGCAATAGTCCCTATTATTCCAGTCCAACAATCTCCAGAAATGAACCAATTCTTGAGTGGAAAAAAGCATATAATTTATGACAAGATTGGTCTTTCATACGAGGACAACTGGCTAATATGCTGTGAGCAAATTCTCTTTACAGTTTACTCCACAGATGTCTCAGAAATTAATGAAATAAGAAATTTTATGACCGACCTATTTAGGAGAATGGATGACTCTGCAAAAGATGTAAATAGGTTTGAGTCCCTAAATAACAAGTTTAAATTCCATAGTATTTTTATAGCCGATATATCCCCTACCGAACCATCCGAAGAGCTAAAAGGCTTCCTGTCAACAGACATTATTTTAGAGGCTAAATATTCAAGAATAACAGACCAAACTGGTCGATTTCTTTAAATTGCTTTAGACCTCATTATGCCGTATTATAGGACATGAGGAAAGAAGCCTAGCCAGCTTGAACTTAAGATTTAAATATATATATATTGAAATATAGGAGGAAACAAAACTATGGCACAATCCGTAGGTAATGCAAAAAATATTCTCGTTGGTGCGTCACCACTGTTTTTATCAACAGTTGACGTAAACGATGCAGATTATATTGCTAACGCAGAAGCAGGTGTAGCGGTAGCTTCAGGTGCAACAACAGTTGGTGTACCAGCTTTCGCATCAGGAGTTTCATACACAACTTCATTAAATGCAGTAGATCAAGAAGCAGGTAAGTTTGGATATCGTAACGTTGGTTTTACTAACAACGGTCTTCAAATTACTTACAACCCAACATACGATTCAGTAACCGTTGACCAATTGCTAGATACAGCTAAGCTGTTTAAATCTGCAATGGAGGTTATGATTGCAACAGAAATGTCAGAAGGTACTCTAGAAAACATTGTAGCGGTATTCGGACAGAATGCATCATCTTTATCAACATCAGGAACTGGACTAACTAAGAAAGACGTTTTAGGTCTTGAGGCAGGTTCCCTAGGAGCGGCTCCAACAGAGCGTCAATTAATTGCAGTAGGTCTAGCTCCAACAGCTAGCTCAACCGCATCAGAGCGTGTATATTATGCTCGTCGAGTATTGTCTGTACAACAGTCACAATTCTCACTTGCACGTACCACTCCAACCACATTCCCAGTAACATTCCGTCTTCTACCAGATGCTAACTACTCTGGCTCAGAATACGGTAAGATTATTGACCGTGTGTTAACAGTTTAATTTAACTAATTTAAATTATAGAGGCCCCCATTAATTTGGGGGCCTTTCTATTTGTAGTGATAATACCATTATGTTATAATAATTAAGACAATCCTAGGAGGATAAATTGGCTACAACAGTATACGACATAGAAGAAATTGAACTTCAAAATGGCTCAAAGGTAAAACTAAAACCATTGACTATTAAAGCTTTAAGAAAGTTCATGGCAGAAATTAAAAAAACAGAAACTTCGTCAGGAGAAGACGAAACACTTACAATTCTAATTACAGCATGCGGAATTGCAATTGAATCTCAGGTACCAGAATTGGTAGCTGATAAAGATAAACTGGAAGATGCACTAGACATGCCTACCATTAATAGAATTCTAGAAGTATGTGGTGGAATTAAACTTGACGACCCAAACCTTCTAGCGGCAGCGGTTCTGGCTGGTCAGAACTAGATTTAGCCGCTTTATTAGGAGAAGTTTTTCTTTTAGGTAATTGGAAAAATTACGAAGAATTAGAAGAAAGCCTCTCAATGCCAGAACTGATACAAACATTTAAGGCAATGCAAAAAACTGAAGATGAGAAAAGAAAATTCTTAGCATCTCTTCAGGGAGTAAACTTAAATGATGAACAAGAAAAAGAAGGTCCTACATTTGACGACATACGAAGAAGGGCTCTTGGAGTAAAAGCAAGCGGTAGTGATGTACTATCATTACAAGGAAGCTTTGCCTCAGAAGCAGGATTCGGAATAAACGCAGGTTTAGGATACTCTAAGGAGTAAAATTATAGTAAATGGCTGAAGAACAGATAGTCACCCGAATAGTCGCCACGTCCGACTTTTCAAATCTTATCGCAGATCTCGGTAAGGTATCTTCAGCCTTAACTAATCTTCAAACAAAATTAAACGCAACAAATAAGAATTTAGCAGCACAAGTTGCTGTAATGAATCGTTCTTTTGCAGACACACTTAGAAGCACTGGACAATTTTCCACACACTTTGTAAATTTAACATCTGATGTAGATAAATTTGGATCTCAATTAGACAAAGGCCAAATCAAATTAAAACAATTTTTTCAAGTATATCAAGGACATTTAAAAACTAATGGCGGATTAATTAGACAATTAGCTCAACAACAAGTTCAGCTACAAAATGCAATTCTTCAACCTCTTGGCAAAAATGCCGAAGGTTTGATGCAGTACAATGTTCACATTCCAACTGGCCTTGATAAGGTAAAAAGCAAAACAGCTTTAGCAAGACAAGAACTACAAATTATGAATCGTGTAGTTCAAGAAGGAGCAAACTCATTAATTAATTGGGGTAAGAATACCCAGTGGGCTGGTCGTCAATTAACCGTAGGATTAACTGTTCCATTAGCAGCATTTGGAGCTGCATCTGCAAAAGCATTTCGAGAAGCCGATCAAGAGTTAACTCGTTTAACAAAGGTTTATGGTGGTTTAGCTGCTACATCAGCAAGTGATTTAGGCAAAATAAGAAAACAAGTTACTGAAACCGCATCTGAATTATCTAAAGCATACGGTTCTTCATTTAAAGAAACAATTGCATTAGGTGCTGACATTGCTGCAACTGGAAAGCAAGGTAACGAATTATTAGGCTCAATTAAAGAAACAACTCGTCTAGCAGTTCTTGGTGAAGTAGATAGACAAGATGCAATGAAGGCAACATTAGCAATTCAATCTGCATTCAAACAAAATACTGATGAACTAGCAGAATCAATTAACTTTTTAAACGCAGTTGAAAACCAGACATCAACAACTCTTAATGACTTAGTAGAAGCAATTCCTAAAGCTGGTCCAATTATTAAAGGTCTTGGAGGTAGCGTAGAAGATTTAGCATTGTATTTAACTGCAATGAGAGAAGGCGGAATCAATGCATCAGAAGGCGCTAACGCTTTAAAGTCAGGACTTGCATCTTTAATTAATCCAACTAAAGTAGCAAAAGAAATGTTTGCTGGATTTGGAATATCATTAACTGACATTGTTCAAAAAAATGCTGGAAACACAACAAATACATTATTGGCATTACAATCAGCATTAGACAACTTAGATCCATTACAAAAACAACAGGCATTAGAACAATTATTTGGTAAATTCCAATTTGCTCGTATGAATGCTTTATTTGAAAACCTTGGAAAGCAAGGAAGCCAAACCTTACAAGTAATGGATTTAATGAAAGCAAGTTCTCAAGATTTAGCAAACATTGCTGGTCGAGAATTAAGTATGGTTACAGAATCCGCTTCTGGTAAGTACAGGAGAGCTCTTGAAGGATTAAAGGCAGATCTAGCTGTAGTTGGCGAACAGTTTTTAACAATAAATACACATCTAATAAATATTGTTAGTGGAATATTAAAATTTATAGATAAATTACCTGGACCAATAAAAACAATTCTAGCTTTCTTTGGAGGACTTACTGCGGTAGCTGGACCACTTATTATGCTTACTGGTGTTCTTGCAAACTTCTTTGGTTATGTAATTAAAGGTGCATCTCATTTTAGAGCTATGTTTAAAGGTGGAGAAGGCTGGAGACTCTTAACACCAGAAATACTTGCAGCAAATAAAGCAGGGTCACTTGCAGAACAAACATTTTATAGTGATGCTAAAGCAGCAGATATATTAAATCAAGCAATATCTAGACTGTCTGCTTCATATAATAAATTAGCAGCAGATGCATCAAATGCAATAATTCAAACAAACCCAGGAGTATCTACTATGGGTGGAACAAATATTATTGCTGGACAAAGAGTAGTAAATCCTAATCACCCGCTTGTGGGAGAGGTAGGCACAAGAGCTGCTTCACACCATAATCCAAGAGCATTAATGAGTAAAGGACAAAGAGATGCTCAAACAATTCACTCTGTTACCCCAGGATCAATTGATGTAAATCAAAAAATAGGAACTGTTCCTCAAATATTTATGGCAGGGGATCTGCCAAAAATTGAAGGATTAACATCTTCAAGAGGGGCTTCTACGGGAATAGTTGCTGGAGAAGCAGCAAAGTGGCATTCTCTAATGGGTACATTGTCTATGATGACAAAAAGAGAAGTTGCAGATTTAAAGAAAGAAATTGCTAGAACAGGAACATTTAGCACAGAAATAAATACTACATTCGGACAGCTTCTTCCAGCAATGACAAAAATAACAACCAATGCAGCATCACAATCTGCATTAATTGTTCAACAACTACAAGCAGGAAAAATTACGTTAGATACTGCTCGTGCAAAAATTATTGCAATAAATTCACAGCTAGAAGCAATGATGGCGCAAACAACTGCTCAAGTTGCTGCAGATCTTGGAAGAACCGCTAATTTAACACAAGTTCCTTTAATTAATCAGCCAATAGTTGGACCTACAGGTAAAGCAAACATTAAAGAAATTTTTAGACCAAATAGGCCAGCATCAAAAATCATAGATAAAATTGCAAGATCTCTTGGGGTAAGGACATACGGGGCAGGATATTCAACAGAAACAACAATGCCAAAGAAATTTGCAACAGGCGGAATGGTTGTTCCTGGGCCAAGATCAGACACAACAGATACTCAATTTATGAATTTGGTAGAGGGAGATATTGTATTAAATAGAAAAGCATCAGATAATTTAATGGGTTACAATCAAGGTGGAAAAGTAGTACCAGCAATGGTAACTCCTGGAGAAATTATAATTAATAATCCGACACCATCAGAATCTGAAATGCTATTAGCCTATAACAATCAATTTGCAGTTGGCGGCAGGGTTGTAGCTTCAAAAAATAATTATGGAATTCCCTCTCTTGTTGCAAAATACGCAGCAGCCTCCAAAATTTTCTCAGGATTTAGATCTCCAGGTAAAGAGTACTATAGAGCAAGTAGAGGGGTTATGGATAGAACTGGCTCTACTACTCAATCATTTTCAGAACCTGGATCTTTAATGAGATTTAATGATTACAGATTAACTAGAGGTAGTGTTTATAAAAATGAAAGTAATAAAAATTATGGAATAACCCCCACACTTCCTGGACAAACTTTAACTCACGCCTATAGTCCTTCTTTTATAAAAAGACTTAAAAAAATGGGCTACGGTCCAGACGATAATATTCCAGTAGATGTTTTAAAATCAATAGGCGTACCAGTACCATCTGGAGCAAAGTACGTAACTCTAAAAGCTTTATCTAGTACATGGGTTAAAACTTCAAAAAGATTTAATGAAGCTATAAAAAGTAATTTACCAGAAACAAATACAAATGGAACTGGCTGGAGAGACAACTGGGAACCTGTTGGCCCTGAAAGCATGCAAAGTTTACTTATAAAATTAAAATCAATGGGAGTAATGCCAATTGAAGCAAAAAGAATATCTGAATACGCAGGGACTAGACTAAACGGTTTTGTTTCAAAACATAAGGGCCCCATGACAGAATCTGATTGGGGAAGATACGTAAATGCTGCTGAAATTGGTGGCATAAATGATAGCAGTAAAAGAAGTCATGGCGGTTCATTTATTAGAGGCATAAGATCAACACAACAAAATAGATATAACAAAGAAGACTCCGATCTATTATCAGCTATGAACATGGGCGGAAAAGTTAGAGGATATAATCGTGGTGGAGTTGTTGGTGGACGAGTAAAGCGTGGAAAAAATAATTATGGAATACCGTCTGTTATGGGTAATCTTGGAACAACAGCTGCTTATATAGGTGGCAGTACTGCTGGTGCAGCATTAGGTCAAAAAGCTGGCGGAAACTTAGGGTCTTTAGCTGGAATGATACTTGTCCCAACCATACTGCAATCTATTATGCAAAAGCTTGGCCAGGTATCTGCACAAGGAACATCAACTGCTGGAATACTTGGAAGGCTTGGACCTTTATTAGCAAATCCATATGTAGCAGCTGGTGCCGCAATAGTAGGAGTAACAGCAGCTTTAATTAAATTTAAAAAGAATCAAGAAGAATCTGCTAAGTTAAATAGACTAGCATTTTCTGGTGGTGTAAAACCAATTAAAGATTTTGACTCACAATTAAAGCAAGTTACAAAAACAATAGAAGATACCAGAGCAACCGCAGCGTTATTGCATGCACAAATGAATACTGCTGGACTATCTGGTTTAACATTAACTATAAAACAATTTGCTGACTTAAGAGAAAAAGTAAAGTCTACGTATCCAGAATTAGTTAAATTGTTTAAAGAGACACCATCGGATAAATTAATCACAGTTGCACAAGGATTAAAAGCTCAATTTGTTGCTGCTGGAGAGTCAGCAGCACAAGCTAATGCAAAGATAGCTGCATTACTTGCAGAATCTGGAAAGTCTGGTTTTATTCAAATAGTACTAGGAGATAAAGGGCTAGCTGGCATTACAAGTGCAAAAACTGCAATTGAATCTATGCTTGTTGCTATGTCTAAATTTACAGACAGCAAAGATAGGGCTGCTGGACTACTTCAAGTATTTTCATCAATGGGAGACCACATAGAAAATGCTACAGATAAATCTGTAGCGTTAAAAGAACAATATAATGCAATAGAAAAATCTGGACAAGGTAATGTAAAATTAACTCAAGATCTAATAGTTGAAATATCAAAAACTTCCCCAGGATTAGCTGAAATATTAAGCACATCAGATGATGTTGAAACGGCTTTGTCAAAATGGAGAATTGTTCTTGGCGGAGTTCAAAAAGATTTAAGCGGATTAGATAAAGGACAATTAAAAAAACTTGCTTTTGCAGTAGAAGAAGTAACCAATAACTACAATAAATTATTAGATGTTACAAGCAAAAAAGCTCAAGAAAATTCCTTAACTGGAAAAATGGCCAAAGACATTGACGCCTTTAATAAAAAACAAGCAACTGCAAGCAAAACAGCAATTCAAAATCTTGAAACTCAAATTAGCTTAAAGAATAAACAAATTGAACAAATTAAAAAAGAAGGCGATGAAAGAAAGAAAGCTTTAAGAGATCAGCAACAGTCTGAAGATATTAAGCTTCAAATACAGCAAGAGCAATTAAATTATCAAACAGCTCTTGCTAAAGGTGATATGGTTGGTGCCGCACAAGCACAAATTAGTATTCAAAGACTTGTTGGAGCACAACAATTAAAGGTAGCAGAAGATGCAATAGACAAGGCAGTACAATCTAAGATTGATGCTTTACAGGCACAAATAGATGTTTTAAATAAAAAATCTACAGCAGTAAGCAACGCAGCTTCAACAGCAAAGCCAAAAGAATCCCCACTTACAGGAATTTATCAACAAATTCAAGGTGTCTACAAAAACAAGGCTTTAGAAAACATAACAGAAGAAGAAGCACTTACTCAATTAAATGATTTAATTAAAAAATTAGAAAGAACACCAGGAGGAAATAAATACTTAAAAGATTTAGGAGTAACAGAATCTGTTCAAAATATAACTCGTGACGACGGTCAAACTATTGTTGGAAAAATAAACACAGATTCTGTACAAGGAAATGCTTTATTAAATTCTTTAAAGAAAGGGTCAGATGTTATAGCTGGCAAACAGCTTGTGGTATTGCAACAAATACTTGCAGTATTAAAAAATGAACCAGGTAAAACTTATACACCAACACAAAATCAGACTCAAAATGCTGGTGCAACAACTGCAGCTGGCGGAACCTACGCAGTAGGTACAATTAAAAATTATACAGATTCAGCTAGCAGTATTAAATCTGCAGCATTAAAAGCATTTTCTGATAGTAGCACTGGACGTGCAACAGTTGGAAATAGAACATATAGATTATTTAAATGGAATGATAGAGCTTATGGAATTGAAACATCAAGCAGAATGGTTTATGACTGGGATACCAATAGTAATACAATTGGAAAAACATTAATTTTAGATGCATCTAAAAAATCTAACTTTGCAATGGGCGGATACGTTAAAAATTACGAAAAAGGTTCACCTGGAGGAGTAAAAGGACCAGGAACCGCAACATCCGATTCTATCCCAGCCATGCTTTCAAATGGAGAGTACGTTGTAAAATCATCTTCTGTAAATAAATATGGAATCCCATTCTTTGATGCAGTAAATGCACAAAAGTTTGCAGAGGGAGGTTCGGCTAGCGCAGTATCCAAAACAGGATTTTCTGGAAAAGGCGGACAGTTAATGGATTGGAAAGCCGCATGGAAAGAAGCCAATAAAAAAGTTATTCAAATTAAAATTCCACCAATCACAGCTAATTTTGATACAAACTCTTTTGAATTAAATAAAGAACAAAAATTAGAGCTTGAAGTAATTTCTAAAGATCTGATTAATAATCAATTAAAATCAATAATTATTCAAGGTCATACAGACTCAGTAGGAAAAGAAAAAGATAATGACATTCTTTCACAAAATAGAGCAAAGGCTATTGCAGAATATTTATCAAAACTAGTTCCTGGCACAAGCTTTGTTCCAGTTGGATATGGCGAATATAAGCCTATTGCTCCAAATACAAATTCTGAAAATATGGCTAAGAATAGAAGAGCAGAGCTATTCCTACCAGATAAATATAAAACAATTTATCCAGAATATAATCCTAAAAAGCATACAGCAATGATAACTGGAACGGGTAAGTCTGATTTTTCAGGAGGATCTTTATCTGGAGGCCAATTATCTTCAAGCATTGATTTTGGTAAACTCTTTAACAAAATTAAATTAGGACTTGGTTTTGCTAATGGCGGGGCTGTCCAGATACCTAAATTTGAACACGGCATAAATAGTGTACCAGCAAATATGCTTGCACTGCTTCATAAAAACGAGGCGGTTATTCCATCAAACATGAATCCATTTAATCCAAACGCTAATAATGCTACAATGGGAACCGTATATAATGTTGGAGACATAACAATGAAGTTTGAAAATGTTCATGAGATGGATGGCAAAAAATTATTTAAAGAATTTAAAACGCTACTTGCACTCGAAAATACAAAAACTGGACCAAGTAGGGTAATAGCATGAGTATAGTATCAATGCCAAGAGGATCCATACTACAGATACAGGCATATGACTTATCTTTAAATGGTGGAAGCGGAACCCTTAAATACAACAAGGTAACAGAGCATAATAGATCTGCATTTGATATTAGTACCGAAAGAATTGAAAAAAGTACAAGAATGGCCAATGGTCTATTAAGAAAATTCTTTATTGCAGATAAGAAAACATTTTCTTTATCATGGGATATGCTACCATCATATAGAACTTTAACTGTAGATGGAGCTTGGGGAGCAGAAGATTTAAGATCATTTTATAATAGTGCAGAAGGACAATCTTCTTTTAATATAAGAGTTAATTTAGCAAAAAATGGTTCAAATCAAGAATCTTCTGGTTACGAAGAATATACAGTTGTATTTGGAGACTGTAATTTTTCTGTATTAAAAAGAGGACTCCAACCATTTTGGAGTGTGTCACTAACCCTGGTAGAGGTCTAAATGATAGCGGGATCAGCAAATTTAAAAACTTTATTATACAATAGCACAAATATTAAAATTGGTTCTGGATGCTATATTGAATATAATATGAACACAATGTTAGATGGAGTTTCTGCAACTAATAATATTGCAGATTCTGTGTACACTAGTCAAATACTAAGACGTGTAACAAGTGGCCCTACAACAATTACAGAACCTGGATGGCCATCTACTAGACCAAATCCATATAAAAAACTATTTCCAGTAGATTCTATTATTAAACCATTTAGACCAGTAAACTCTGGAATTAAATATTTTATTTTAGAAAAACCAGTTTCAAGTGGCGGACCAACAGAAATACAAAAAAATACTTTTTCTAATTATAGGTCGGTATCTTACCCAGAGTCTCAACCAAGAATATATTACCCAGGAGAAAGCACATACTATAAATATTGGGTAACTCCACAAAATACTGGTGTAAATATTACTATTAATTATTTAACTAATCTTACTCAATATGCACTAACAAATAAAATAGTTTTAAAATTTGAAAGCACACACAGTATTCCATCTACATACACAATTAAAATAGTTAAATCAAACAATACAGAAGAAACTATTGCTAATGCATTAACAACACCAACAAATGGATTAGTTGAGTTGTACTATAATGGAACATCATGGTCAACAGTGGAATCAAATTTATTTGCAACACCAGTAACAATTAAATCAATAATAGTTACAACACCAAGTGCTGGTACTGATAGAATAATTGGAGTAACCGAAGTATCTGCTAGATGGATAAAAGATATCTCAACAGACGTGGTATCATTTGAAATAAGCAAAGAGTCATCTTCTAGCTCAGAAGACTTATTGCCAGTAGGAAAAGTAACAGCAAATAGTATTAATTTAGAATTAAATAGATATAATACAAGTACACTTGAATATGTTTCATATAGCAGAACATCTTCTTTAAATCCGTCTTTAACATATATGGTAAAAAATGCAAAACTTATACCATTTTTTAAAATATATCATGAAAATGGATCGGTAGTAGACGGTTTAGAAAAGTATGATCAAATTAATCAAGGAGATTTTTATATAAATGAATTTAACATCTCTAGCCAAGGCGAAGTATCATTAACAGCCTTAGATTCAGCAAAATATTTAATGGAAGTGATATGCCCAGACATACTTTGTGAATCGTATCCAGTTACTGCTATTATTAGAAGGCTATTGGATTCAGTCGGATACACTAATTACAAATTTAATTTATCATCTGGAACAGACTCCTCTATTCCATTAATTAATTATTTTTGGACAGACGGATCAAAAACTGTATGGGAGTATTTACAAGAGTTATGTAGAGATATTCAAATGAATGCTATTGTAGATGAAAATGATGTTTTGCAATTTTATAGTAGAAACTATATGTATTCACGAACAACAAAAGATTGGAATTTTTATCAAGAAAAAGAAGGAAGTGCCTTACCAAACATTATTGATTTTTCTAAAAAAGAAATGCCATCTGCTAATCAAGTTAAAATAAGATGGAGTACTCCAACGACTAGTGAGTATTTACAATCATCAGACCCTCTATGGCAATCCTCAGAGTCATTTATAATTGCTGGAGGACTTACAGAGTCACTAAATGCTTCTGGTAATAGCAATATTGCAATTGATTTATCTGGACCTAGTGTATATAATAAATTAATATCTGGATTTAATTTTGAAGGATATTTTTTAGTAGACTCAGAAATTATTGAATACGATGCAATGGGGTATCAGTACATACCATCAGAAACAACAAACACCACGGTTACAGATGCAATTAACGGCACTGTTTTAAATAATGGAGAAAACCCTGTAAACATATGGATAGAATCGGCATCTGATTTAAGTAAATATACTGCTTTATCAAAACCACCGACAGGCACAACTATTCAAATAAAAATAAAACCAAATGGTAGATATAGAATTAAAACAAGAGGCGCTTTAGGAACTACTGCTGCTGCACATAATTATAGTGGCGCACCATCTTCAAGTTATTCATGGACAGGAGTTTTAGTAGGATGAG